TATAAAGATTTCCATTCTCATCATAAAGCTCTATTTTATTATTAAGCCTACCCTCATTATAAGTCCGTTTAATCATAGGATGTATAGCGTCTGGATTATATATTATATCATCTCCATTTAACGCACAATAAGGGTCGTCATATTCATTCGTCTTTAAAACATAAGCTCCTTCTCTAGCTCTTTTCTCATTATGATATTCTGTAAAGTTTTTACTATAAAGATAAGGACCTATTCCTACGTGGTCTTCTTTACGTCTCCATAAGTAAACCTTTTCTTTATCCTTAAATCTAACTTTAGCACGTTCGTGTACTACATTTTCTTTCTCTGCGTAAGGATTAGGTACTTTAGACCAGTTAAACATCTCAAAGTATTCTGCACTATTAGGATTATAATTTCTAAGTTGATTAGTAAAACTCATTCCTGTAGTAGCTACTTCTGATTTACCATACGGTGTTATAACATAAGCTTCTATATCGCATCTAACTCCTGATGATATAAGTGTAGGAAATAGTACTCTAATGTCATTTATAGTAGCCTCTCCATTAGTATCTAGAGGAACTACTACTCTTTTATAAGGTATTCTACCTTTATCATTATAAGAAACTCCATATACTAAGACTCTATATAAATCTACATATTGAGCTTCAATGTCTCCATTAGTCTTTATAAATAATTTAATTGGGTCATTAACTAGATTAGTACTAGTTGTATTTAATGCAGTCATGACTACAGTCGGTACCTCTGTCAAGTTATGCATAGATTTATCTGCAGTAAGTATAAAATCTGTAGACACAAGTTCCCATATAGTACCTGGATATAATTCCGCAGGGTGTATTCCATTAGTAGGATTAATATGTATATATTCTCCTACCCCTGGTAATGAATATTCAGATACGTTATTATTTACATATATTTTAGATGTTAAATTAAATTCAGCCATCTTTTTATTATCAAAAAAATGAGCTGCATCATACAGCCCATTATATTTAGTATTATATAAAGAGCTAAGGTCTCCGTTATCCTTAAAGACTTTTACATCTCCATAGATAACATTATTATCATAGCTTACTTCATATATTTTATTTCCATTTATATCTCTATAAACAAAGTTTCCAGATTTGACATCATTATGCCACTCTGAATCAATGGCGTCTTTATGTCCGTTATTAAAGAGCCATTTCTTTTTTCCAGAAAATCCTATCATAATTCCTCCTTTTATACTATTGCTATTTCTTCTTTGTTGATTTCTAATAATTTAATTATATCAAACAGTACAGAAAATTTGTCACAATGCTCCTTAAGAGGATGTTCTAAATTAAGCTTTATTTCAAGCTTATATTTATTAACATATTTACTAGTTTTATATGGACCATATCCAGAAAGTCCTTTAAATTCTTCTCTAGGACTACCCATAAGCGATAAAGCCGTAGGTAATAGAACATCAGGTTCAGCTATATCTATATATTCTGGGAGGTCTCTATTAGGATTTTCTATATCTACAAATATATTTCCATTATATATTGAACATAACTTTAGTGGAATACATTGGAATACTAAATCTTTAGATAGGATTAAGAATCTCTTTTTACTTTTACATTCATTTTGATATACTACTAAAGCAGGATGTACTTTGTTTGTATTTACTACTTTAATACTATTATTCTTTCTACTATATTCCTCTATAGCAACTATAAAGTGTTTCATAAAATTACTCTTAGTTATATCCACTCTACTATATCTTTCTTTACACCAATCTGGGAAGATGTCTATATGAGCTTGACTTTTTTCAAGTGTGAATAAAAAGATAAGTTGTATTCTATTTAATACCATAGTATTCATAAAGTTTTCTAATATACTTTGCAGTTCTTGTCTACATTCTTCTGTGTTATATTCTTCTCCTCTGAATATAATTGATAAGCAACTATTTAAATCTATATAAATCTTTTTGCAATCTATAGTCGCTGGGTCTACTTGAAACATTTTATATACTACGCTTCTAAGTGTAGATATAAAATTAGTTGAATTTAATAATCTTTTTTCTACCACAGGTGTTTTCATATCTTCTCTCATTTTATCACGCTCAAATCAACGTCAAATAATATATTTTGAAAATATGATATTATGACCTTTTTTTCTTGTTCTAAATCTTCTACTGAATCTAAGAATGATTTGAGTCTGTTAAAGAAAGATAGATATAAGCCAATGGTAGGTGCAAATGTGTTTGGATATATTATAGTTACGTTTTGCATATAATCATTAATATAATCATAGATACGCTTTACTCTTATAGTTCCAGATACAGAGTCATCTTCTATTACACTATCTATCTCTGGACACAATTCGTTCACTTTTATCATTGTAGTTTGCATATCATTCCCTCCTTATTTTGATTAAAAAATAAAAATCCCACTAATACAAGATATATTAGTGGGATAATTACTTATACTGTAAAATTATATGCTATGTAACTATCAGTTGTAGATACAGATAGTCTTAGGTTTTTAACTCCTCCTAATTCTACAGTCATTACTAATTTTGCAACATCTGTAAGGATAGCTATATTATCTCCTACTGCGAAACTCATAATGTCTTCAGTTAGAAGAGGACCTAATCTTCTAGCAACTAATTCCTTCTTTACCCCTTCTCTACCTGGAATTGGTTTTAGAAGTTCGTTTAATGTGCTATTATGGAATATGTGTCTGTCTGTAGCAAACGCATTATCCAAAATAACAAGTGGAACTAAAGAAACGTTTAATCCTCCAGTAGTTCCTGCATTTCCAGAAAGTTCACTTATAAGCTTTTGATTAGCTTTAGCTTGCTCAGTTTCAGCTACGCTAAGTCCAGCTATGCTTTCTGTTCTTAATAATTTAGCAAAGTTTACATATTCTATATGAGCTGATGTATCCACATTATTTCTTAGGTATTCATCAACTTTAGATTTAAACTTAGCTAAACTCATTGATGTATTAAGTCCTACTATATTTTCTAATGCTGTCTTAATAACTAATGTAGAACCTATTTTATTTGTAAAACTAAATGCTGCAAGTATCTTTCCATTTTCAAATAATACATCATTTGAAATTCTGAACTGATTTGCAATCATATTATTAAGTCTTACTTGTTCTACATCCACAGTAGAAAACACCATAGAAGCAACATACATCGCCACAGCGTCTGATATGTTGAATACAAATCCAATATCGCTTCCATTATCCACGATATTATCTCTATATTCAGTAGTCAATAGAGCTCTTAATGGGCCTTTAACAACTCCATCGACATTTAATGTTTGCTTAAGTCTTCTATCTAAAACTTCAAGCAAGTTTGTTTTTACAGCTGTATTGATAGCTATATTCTTATCTAACGCTGCATATAAATAAGGTAATCCTTTATTAGAACTATTATAAGCTCTAATAGATTTAACTACTCTATCATCACATTTTCCTAATAAGAATCTTTCTAGATCCTTAGGATTGATTGCAAATGATACGTAAGTTAAATCTTCAACACTCAATGTAACGATATTATCGTCTACAGTTGTATTTGCTAGATACCCTACATCTTGTTTTAGAGGCACTATCTTTCTTGGGAAATTATGTCCTCTAGTATCATTAACCATTTCGTCATATGATACGAATTGTTTCTTTGCAGTTTCTTCAACTGCTGGTTTTGCTGTTTCAGTCACATTAGCTACTGCGACTTTTTCATCTTTTACTTCTTTAATAGCTAAAGATGGTCTTTTGAATTCTTTCTTTGACATGTCATGTCCTCCTTTTAAATGTTTTAATCTAGATTTATTTACCAAGTATACTTTTGATAAACTATGTAAAAATATATAGTTATCTGTTTGATAAAATTTATATCATATCTTTGTTAAAAATTTATGAGCCATTTAACGTCGTCTCTAAGACCAAGCACTACTGGATATCCATGTACATTTAATTTACGTATAAGTTCTTCTCTGATAGTATACTTCATATCTCTCTGTAAGAAATTGAATCTATTTAAGTTATATACTCTAATGAATAATTCGTATGGAGATAGAAATCTATCTTCTCTTAAATATTGGTTTACTAAGATATCTTGTGCTATTATTCTAAAGTCTCTCTCTTCTATATCTAAAGAGCAATCTTCAAATCCATACCATAATAATGATGCAAGTCTTTCTTCTTTTCTATTTTCAGACATAAGCCAATTCTTTATATATGTATATAGATGAGCTCTTTTAACATCGTGATTAACTTGATGTATATTTATAGCTTGGTCTAAAAACATAAGCATTTCCATATCAGCGTCATTATTTATAGTAGATGCAACTGCTACACGAACTAGGTCAAGAGCATTAGTATATTTAGTTTTATATCTAGGATTTATATATACGCTTCTCTTACTATCAGAAGTATCATTTACTATCACAGTATAGTTCTCTTTTAATGCGTCTATTAAGTCTAAGTAATAATCTTTAGTTAAAGCATATTCGTCCATCAAATTTATAAGAGTATCTGGGTCTTTACTATTATAATATTCTAATAGTATAAGAGCAAGTATATCTGTTGCTGTTAATAAGTCAGACCTCATTAAATGCGTTATAATAGGTCTAGTATGCAATTCTTTATTATCTATAATAAGTTCTACCACAGCTCTGCTATCAACGTTTTTATTTATAAATAGAGCGTCTAAAGACAACAGCACAAGGTTCTCCATATTATTCTTCACAAAATAATTAAACATATTAGCAAATAATACAGAAGTCAAGTAATCCTCAACAGGATACACATTATCTTTTCTGTAAGTAGTCCAGTATATTTTACTAGTAAAATCCCAAATGATTTCATTAAATCTACCAGTATTAGCTCTATCTAAAATAAATGAAAGTATATAACTGAATGTTTTCTTATAGAAATCATTATTATCTATGATACTATATTTAAAAAGATCGTTGTAATCTAAATCCTGAGTTAGAAAGAATAATGCCATATCTCCTGGCATATCCTTAAATGTAAACTCTCTGATTACGTGGTCTAACTCATCTGGATTTATATTAATTTTCTTCATTATTTAAATCCTCCTTTATACACGTCATAATGACGCATTGATTCCATAAATCCTAATACTATAAATATTATAACTACAAGTATAATCCCAAATATATGATGTTTTTGCATATTCTGAATAAGCTCTATAAATGCTGCAAGTAACACCATTCCCTTAAATATCAATGTAACTATACTTAAAATAGCTACTATAATCTTCATTGCTAATATAGGATTTGGAACATAGCTACATATTATTCTAATAGACATAGCAGCCACAACTGCTTTAAACATATTTGATACTGTGACTTTATCGTATATAGCTATAATTACGATATTCACTAATAATAATATAAATAGAAATATATCATTATCTATCAATCTTACCACACGTATCACCTTCTTTCATATTAAAAATCAGATGGAGCAAAAGGCTCTTCCTCATTGTATTCATATTTACGCTTAAATACCATTATATCTTTAAGTGCATTTATACCTACTTCATTTAATACTATGATACCTTGTTCTTGTAATCTGTCTTTACTAAGTTCAGCATCGTGATAGATATCATTAAATATCATTATAGTATAAAATAAAGCAGGGTCTCCGTATAAGCTTTGAGCAATCAACTTTGGTTTATATTCCATAATTGCAGCTTGGTGTCTACCCATCTTTATATTTGTAAAGAATTCTGGGTGTGCGTATTTCCAAGATACAAAATCATTTAATATATTACCATACGCAGCGTTTTCAGTTCCTATATCGAATCTGTAAAAGCTCCATTTAGATAACTTACTTTCTGTAGCTTGAGCAAGCATGTAGTCTTTCATATTCTTAGGAACTTGTAAATTACTTGCTTCTTCAGATATAAGTAACGGTGCTTCGATATAAGGTCTAACACCAAGGTATTTATTATTTAATCCCATAATCTACCTCCTCCTTAAGGCATTTCACTATTCTTAACTAATTTATCTCCGTCTAGAGATGTATCAGCCCTGTCTTCATCTGCTCCTACAGCAGTGTCATTAAATCTAGGAACTACGTGGTCTATTGCTATTATAATAAAAGTTCCTGGTTCGTCTCCATTTACAAACGAACCATACATTTTATGACCTTTCTTTATTATTTTATTATTAATATTTTGATAGTCTACTTCTGTACTATTCCAGTATTCTATTCCCTCTAAATTCATATCACTGAATTCACAAGATGTAGCTTGGTGAGTTCCAGTAGTATCATGAGTATGAGGACCGCATCCAGCAGCTGTAGTAGGACCAGATAAGTTTACATTACCTGTACTCCATGTTCCACGTGCAACATGTATTTTAGCTGTTTTGTGATTAGGAATATATCCGTCTAGTCTGTATGCATATGGTGTTACATTGTATGCTTCAATATATCCCTTTTCTTGTAATTGTGTCGGTGTTACTGTAGCACTATTTATATTTATTTTAGCGTCTATTTTAGTATTCTTTACTTCCAAACTACTATTATCAATTCCTCCCATTACTGATGGAACCCATACTTTGAAAGTTTGATTTGTAATTCTAGCAGCATCTTCTACTAAATAACATACTTCTAAGAAACCATTTTGGTGCATACTACCAATTATATCACTATGTGCCATTTCATTACCTCCTTGTATTGTTATATTTAGACAGGTCTTTGTTTCTTACTTTTAAGTGACAAGCGTTGATGTAAATAAATTATAAAGGGAGTGATTATAATGATCATGGAAAATGACAAAATATATCTGAACAGGTCTTTAATATCAATGAGTGCAGATATAAACATTAAAAGAAGTACTATATTCGCAGAGACGCTGATGTGGTTATTTGGACACGAAGCGTTATTATATGGTAAAATAAACGTAGACGATATATTATTCGTTACAGATAGAGATGAAGATATCTTATTAAAACCAGAAGATTTTATGTATGGAACTCAGCAATTACCGTTAATATTTCCAATGCATATCAATGTTATTAATGCACACGTATTCAGTAACTTAGAAAAGATTCCAGATATAGTTACGAAAATAAAAACACAGTATAAAGTTATAGTAGTTGGATTTATTAATAATATTAATATCAATGCGTTTAATAATATATTATGGCTTAATAGAGATAGTGCTAATGTGGTTATAGTATATGGAGATGAACTTCTTGATAGTATAGAAAACAAGAATTATCATAGAACTTACTTAAGTAATAATAATCTAAGTATAAAATTAGATTACTCTGAAAATAGAATAAATGATACTAAAAAAATATGCGGAGCTATAGCTAAAATGCGTAAAGGTAGTGATTTAGTGCATATAGCTACAAATGCAATAAGTGTTCAATATATTAATACGATTACTAGTGGAGATTTAATCAGCTTATTAGATACGTTTAATCCAGATATAGTAACTCAAATAATAGTTCCTAAAAGTATATATCACGATATTATCAGCGATATTTATAATAGGATATATTGCAACGAAGATATATTTATAAAGATGTTTAGAAATTATTATTTAAAGATGCCATATATCCATATAGTTAATAATGGTAAAGATACTTCATATGTATTCTTAGATGCTATGACTTGTGTTACAGTTACAAATATACATTACATTAGTAGCGTAGGACATAAAATGGTAGTATCTGTAGATATGAATGTAGTTAATGGAAGATATGCTGGAACTAACTTATATAATGTTATATTAGATTTTAATTCATATATATGGAACTTCAATCCAGATAAACATATTATAGACCCAGATACTGTTAATATGGCTTTAGTTAATTACGCATTAAATGAAGAAAATATTTGGGATGCTGCATTATGTCAAGTAGTTCCTTTCCCTATATGTACATATGAAACAGCTAAATACGTAGATGCTGTTAATACTCATGCGTTTATAGAAACGTTGGAATGTAATGATATAAACAAACCAGCTAAAGACTTATATCAAGTATTCTGTAAAACTAAACAAAATATATATGTATATCAATCAGACGTGTTTAGTTACATATAAAAAGTGCATTGATTTTTTGTCTGCACATATTTGTGTATTGATTTTTGTCTACACATGTTTATATAAACTCTACTACTACAAGTATCACCTCCCGTCTGATTGATATTAAAAAAAAAATAACCCTCTAATGAGGGCTATTTGAACTATCCTACAGATACTACCGCATTAGTAGCATCATGTATTATAGTATATTCATTTTTGAATAATCCTGTAACAATCTCATTGATGCTAGGATGATCAACGATGTTGTACAGTTCTGGATTATCCAGAAATGATTTAAGAGCTATATCAGTACCTAAAAACTTTTGGTCTGAGGCTCTTTGAAATATGATAGATGCTTTATTGTGCATTAAACTATCGTATTTCTTTAGAAGTAATTCATGTACTTCTTTGATACTCATGGCTATCACCTCCTTTCAATTAAGTGGTGAAGTCGTAATTAAATGTAAACCGGGTACTCACAATACCCGGAATGCATTTATTTACGACTTTTATATTAATCAGAAACACACTCAAACATCTTAGATATATCATTCAATAACTCTAAGATATATAGTATATGAGGCATTAAGTATCCTATATTTATACCTTCTGCTTTTTTAGAATCTACCATATTTATAAGTTTACAAACTGAGTCAAGTTTATTCTCACCTTCGATATTAAATATATCGGCACTTTTGTAAAAATCTAATATTTTATGATAATTCTCATCAATAGGTTCTGGATTTAAACTTAGTGGAGCTGTTAATATCATTAAGTTTATTTTATACTCTTTATCATACTTCTTTATAAGCCCTATCACACTATCTTTATTTATGTTTTCTATATTCATAAACTTCCTCCTTCTTCTTGTACATCAGTGTACATAATTTTCTAATATTCACGTCTCATTCTTCTGAATTCCATTTCTTCCCAGTCATAGCCTCATAATCTTCAGGGTCACTAAAGTCTTCTTGAGTGAATTCTTTCTTCTCTTCCTCAATATATTCAGCTATTTCACGATAGGTATTTTCTTCTATTAATGATTCAGATATAATAACCATTTCTAAAGAAGTGATACATTTTTCTCTAAATGATACTGTTCTATCTTCTACTATTTTAAGACAGCTATTTTTAAATTCGTCATAATCTATATCATCAAGGATTCTTCCTTCAGCTATAGCAAGCAATTCATCATGTATCCTTTCTAATTCATCATATTCAAATTTGTTTTCTAATGCGTATGATGCGAAATATAAATTATAAGTCGTCATCCACATATCTCTATCTTTTTTAAATACTGGTATTTTTTTAAGGCAATTTTCCATTGTCATCTTCTCCTTTTATATAAATTACATATTTATTAATTTTGTGTGTGTATTCTGGTATTACTACTAATCTAAATATAGTTAATAATCTACTATAAAGCTCTCTATTTCCTTTTATAGTAATAGTTCCACCTCTTCCATCATGATATATACTTTGTAATAAACCTACAATATGGTCTGGAACTATATTCGTAGTATCTATTTCGTGTTCGCGTAATATACCAAGTATTCTTAAAGAGAACTCTCTTAATATGCTATAATATATATTAAAATAAGAGATTCCCTCAGGAAGAACTCCATTATAAAGTATTTTTAAACTTTCAGTAGCAGCATCTTTTGGATTTCCTAATACTTTTAAGTAATAGCTATATTTAGATGATAGTATATCTACTGCTTCTGATTTAACTGCATTCATTTGAGCATCTTCTGTAATGTCATCCCAAACTTTAATATGGGCATCTTTAAGTTCTTTGCATAATAAAGTACCATATTTATCAATCTCACTTATGTATGATTTTATTAACAGTTTCGTATCAAGGTCCGGTTCTGTCTGTTTAATCAAAACCAATCTCCCATCTCTATACTCTGTTCTCATAATACCTCCTATCTTTCTACGAACGCATGTACTCCTATAACTCTGTTATCTGCATCTCTAACAGCGTGTAATGAGTTAGGGAATACTAAATCCGTTCTTTCTGGCAATAGATTAAATACTACTTGAGAAACTATATAAACGATACCTTCTTCTGGTGCTGGTATGTCTATAGATACTGATTTCTGTTTGTTATAAATGTGCATATCATTAGTTCCTCTTTCAAACTCTGTATACACTCTTACAAGTGTAGAAGATGGTTTCATTACGATAACTTCATCTCTTTTTAAATAATGAAATACGATATCATGTGGAGTACAGTTTATAAATCTCTTCCCTTCTAATTCATATTCCATTATAATAGAACCTTCATTCTCATTTTGAAATTCTTCTAAATTATATGTAGTTACGTTATAAGGAATGTCTGTACAAGGTATTACTCTTTGCTCTCCAGAGTAGCACATTATAGGATTCGGGTCATTTATAATACTTTTAACATAAGTTTTATTTTTGTTTTTCATAAGCTTAACGTAGCTAATAAAATCCTCTACGTTTTCAGGTGTGATGTCCATGTTTGTTTTTAGATTATTATAATTTATACTTGCTTTCATTATTTTTCATCCTCCTCTTCTGATGCTTGTAATTCATTTAATATCATACTTAAAAGAAGCATTTCGTTAGAGCTAAACTCTAACGAAACTTTTATATCACCTAATTCTAATTCCATTTTACCATTCATATCTTTTACCTCCTCTTAATTAGCCATTTCAGGCTCTTCAGTTTCAAATCCCCATAAATCTATAAACGTATTACAATATTCAATTCCAGCAACTGTTTTATCATCAAGTAATGCTATACTCTTTAATAAGTCTCCGATAGCTGATAATCTATTATAAAATTCATTATCAATATTCAACCAATCTCCATCTACATCTAGCATAGTGCTACATAGTAATCCGCTTTCAGAGTCTTCTTCAGTAACATCTGTAAACCAAAGCACTTTACGTAATTTTAAGTCTAAGACTTCTGGAGCAGCTGTTTTAAGCAATTCATACATTCCAGTTTCACTGCATTCTCCAATTAATAAATCAGCCTTATCACTATCTAATATCTTAGCGTGTACTGCTGTATTAAGTGCACCGTTTATAATATTAGCATAATGTTTACCTAATGCTAATAATTCTTCAGCTAGTTTAGATTTATTTTCAAGTCTGTCTATTTTATCAAGAGCACATTCTCCATTATCCTTTAATATATTATAATATATTAAGTCAGCCTGTTTAAGAATGTCTCCTAATGTAAATTCTATTGGAGTATCTACATCTATATCAAACTTTTCTTTTATTTTATTCTTTATACGTTCATCATGTTTGCTATCTTTTATCAAGATATCTTTCAATGTATAAGTATTATCTGTAGCAGCGTATAACATCATACCAAGCACTTCAAACATTTCTAGGTATATCTTTGGTAATATTAGATTTACTCCACTAAACTTTATCAAACCATCTAATTTTCTGAAAGCAGTAACTACACTTTGAAATGCTCCTGCACTGAATCTTAAATCTTTAGAACTGCTAAGTTCTTCATAATATGTTTCAATATTCTCATCCAAACTAGCTATTTCGTTAATGGCGTCAGATGCATCTTCAATTATATCATATGCAATTCTTCTATCATCTTCAGATAAATCTTTTAATGTATCATCTATATCAGCTGCTGTATATGTTAAAAATGCACATACTGTATGTACGATAGTTTCTGAATTTAAATTAGATGAATCAGATATCTTTTTATCATAGTTTATTCCTACCATATCCATATAATCACATATGGTTCTAATAGTAGTATCAGTATATATCATGTTATCAACATAATAACTTAATTCATTAAATGGTACACTGTCTCTATTCATATCTATAACATTTCTACTCTTTCCATTAGATTTTTTAGATTTTATTTTCTTACTCATATAAATCCCCTTTCAATTTTAACATAGTTCTAATTTCTTTTAAAATTTTTCCAACAGATTTTGAGCTTTCTCTTATGATTTCAGGAAATCTCAATTTTAAAATATTCATGTAAACATCATATAAATACACTCCTTCATATACAACATGAGGAGCAGGATAATAAATACTATTGATAGCTTCTTTATAAATAAACCAAGCCATCTCTAGCTCTCTTGCTTCTCTATCCATAAAGTAAATGAAAGTATTAATGTCTTCCTTAGTATTTAATATGTTTGTAAGCATGCTTATCGGTCTTTCTGTTTCTATAGAAGCTCCACTTAATAGTTTCATATACGTATATACGAATATATAACTAGCCAGCTCTCTATATAAACATTCTCTAGCATATTTAATACCCAAAAGATTACAATTACCATTAGCACTTAATTCATTTAAAAATGCTAAACTATTGCGTGCTAACAAGATTTCATCATGCTCTTCATTTACACATTCTATTAATGTTATATATGTAGTCTCTAACGGGTCTAGCGATATATATCTCATAGAATGTGGATAGTTCTTGCAAACTATATCTGTTATTTTTTCTAAATCTACAACACCTCCTTTTTCAATTACTCCAGAAAAAATACGTTCCATCATAAGATGGACTTGTTCCTTGAATTTCTTCATTCAAATACCTCCTTTATAATATTTGAAACAGTGTAATATATATAATTATCTGTTTCATAAAATACATCATGTTTGTACGGATAAAAGGCGTAATTAAATGGGATACCCCTCACTAAAAAAAATGAGGGGTAGTCCTATTAAACATTTGTTAAGTTTCCTAAGATATTTACTTTTCTTAAGTCCAATACAGAGTTTAATACAGTGTTAGCAGATAATCCAAATAAAGCAGTATCTTCACAGATGAAAGCTTTATATTTAGCTAGATATTCTTCTCCTAATTCTTTTACTCTGATGTTTCTATCGTCTATAACAGAAACGTGGAATTGGAATTGTAACTCAACTATTTGTGGAGATGTAGCATCCGCGTTGAAGTTCGATAATTGTGCTGATTTTGGCACCATTAAGAACCACAATGCAACATAGTCACATTTAGTAAGAGTTTTGTTTGGTTTTATGTATAACATACCAGCACTGTGAGACCAGTTGTTGAAGTCTTCTTCTAGTCCATTATATGTAGCTACTCTTGTTTGTTCGTCAGATATAGCGTTCATCCAGTGTCTAGTTTGTTTTGTCATAAAGTATCCAGAAAGTTCAGCAGGTACTCTTAAACTGATTTCATTAGTAGGAGTTTCTATTGTAGTGAATAGAGGTGTACTAAAGAATTGAGTTTTATAAGTAGCATTTTGAATGTTGAAAGATATATCTTGTATACCGTCTACTGATGTAGCAGTTTGACAGATATAGTTCCAATATCCTTTAAATGACTTAGAAAGCATAGCACCATTTTTTACATCTGTATATATTTCTGGATAGTATGTAGGAAGAAGTAAGAACATTGATTTATCTACTTGTGTAAGTCCAATCATGTTATCTTTTGAGTGATCCATGAATTCACAAGATATCAATGATTTTCTTCCATTTGCACTTGGTTTTAGCCAGTGTTGCACGTACAAGCTGTCATTACTTATAACTTCTTGTGCTAAAACCCCTGATTGTAGGTTTGCAGCTGTAGCCATTATTCATCATCCTCCTTATGATACTAATGTTCCAGTAGATTTATTCATAACCATGTTTACTCTATTATGTCTAGAATATTCATGTCCAGTAACAGATACTGTGAATAATACTACTTTCTTGCTAACTTCGTTTTCGTGTTTACTTACTTCTACAGTAACTATAACTTTTCCTTCAAAGTGTCTAGCAGGTATAGATATAAGTTTATCCACAGCTTTCTTCATCTTATCTAAAGTATCTTTTGTAGTATTAACTATTCTATGGTCTCTAGCGTAGTTATATACTATATTAGACATTCTATTAAAGTGAATACAGCTTCCAACGTTCTTCATATTAGAATCGAACTTAGGAAGATATCCTAAATCTTCTCCTAAAGCATAATATCCAGTACTTCTTAATGTATAATACATTATACATTGCTCTACTAGCTTAGTTTTAATATCGTCATCTTCTGGTATACAGAATCCTGTTCCAGTTGCACCTGATAATATTAAGCTGTAGTCTTCAGAAGCAAAGCTCTTTGGTGTATGAGTTGATAAGTATGCGTATAAAGAACCACCTTTTCCTAAGTATTCATACCATGCGTTAAATCTTGTTTGTCCTCCAGTAGTTTGGTCGTTAAACATCCAAGAACCGATACATGGGTGCATATTATAGTTTTTAACAGAATCATCAAAGAAAGCAGCCCATTCGTTTAAAGCTTCAGAGGCAGTTCTAATTCTGTTTTGTGGTGTTCTTATGAAAGTCCAGTCAGGTCTAGTCTTATCTTTATGGATAGTAGTTTCGTCGTATCTTACTAAATCTGCTATTATATTTTGTAATTCATTAGAATAGTCATCTCCGAATACTATACAGTCTTTTATCAAGGCAGTATCATATATAGCAGTATCTATTTTACCTGTAAATACGTCTTTTAACATTTCGTCCCATACTTTGTAGTTTTTAATAACTTCTCCAGTAGTGTCATTAACTTTGTAGTTTATTAATTCGTCCATATCGAAGTCACCATCATCAAGTACTTCTTGAAGTTGCCCAAAGCTTCCTCCGAAGAATTGAAGTTTTTCAGGACAAGATAATACTTTAAGTGCAGGTGTAGGTCTAGAAGTAACTACCCATTCTCCAGTAGAAGTATTTCTAGTCTTTTCTACAAGTCTAGTAATGTTCCAGTTAGATAACGGAGTTTCATCTACTTTAGGGTTAGATACAACTGGTTTCTTAAATTTATTTGCTATATCATCGTATCCTTTAAAGAATAAATCAAAGTTAGCTTTAGAAAGCTCTACTGCCGCAGGTCCTTCAACGTCGGCAAGTAAATTTCCATCTACAGCTGCCATAGCATCTTTAACTTTTTTCTTTAAGATTTCCATTGATTTAGAAACTACTCCTTCTAATTCATTAGAAACTTTTCTAGATATGATATATGATTCAAATGTTTGAACTTCATTTGTTAATGAGAAAGATACTTTACAGCTGTTGATAGCTCTATCTCTGAAGTTGTAGTTGAATGATTTACCAATACTGTAATAGAATGGTGTGAAATCAAATTGGTGTTCTTCAGTAGCATCATTTTCTCTTATTATACAGTTATAATATGGATATCTATTATCTAATCTGTCTGTTTTAGCAGTTATATTAGCATAGAATTTATTTCCATATGTTCCAGCTCCTCTATAACAAAGTCCAAATAATGGATATTGAATAGATTTGACGTCAGATAAGTTATTTAAAACTTCTCTATATGCTTTCTTTCTAGTTTCATCTGGGTGAGTAGATAAATAAGTTTCTATTTCAGAAGAAGTTACCATAGGTTTTTTAACACCAGATACGTTCTTTCCTCCATATAAAGATATCTTTTGTCCATCTGCCTCTTTATCTAATTCTCCCTCAAAGCTTCCGTCTAATGTAAGTCCAGATATATGACAAGAGTCAAATCCGAATTCGTACATTGGAACTTCTACTTCTTTTACGTCTCCATCATTAACAGCTATAGGTTTAAGCTGTTCAATTATTTCATCCTTGCTATATCCAAAGTAATATCCTTGTTTAGTAGGTTCAGATGGGTCTGTATTTTTGTACCAGTACAATTTTTGCTTTTTAGGACTAGATAAATCATCTTCATCACTATTTGCTTTTTTATTATATACTGGGTCAAGTACTAACGCAACATATGCATTTGGATATGTAGAGTCGTTAGTTCTCATATTAACATACCCTAAGTTAAATCCTGATTGAACAGCAGCTAATGCCCATGTTCCCATAGGACCATATTTTAAAGTATTCATAGTACCATTTAATTTAACAAACTTATTCAATGTGTCGTTACCTTCTAGGTAAATAGCTTCACCTGTTATTCCTTTTGGAGAAAAGAATGGTTGAAACACAGAATAATTTCCGGCATCTATTTCTTCTTCAGCAACTCTAGAGTTATCTGTAAAAGTGTATACAGTCGAACTAAATGGTAGAGCATTGTAAGGTCCAGTTCTCATGAATTGAGGCACCTTACTTGAACGCATTCCTCTTATAGACATATGCATTTCCTCCTTTTACGTAATTTTTTTTACTAATAGTATTTTTAATTAAAAATATTATCCAGATTGACATTATTTAAAAATGCTAAAAAAATAATCCTTTAGTATATACTACCACGAACGTATATACTAAGTCTTTATTTGTCTAGAAAAATTAAACAACATCTTAGACAGATGCATTGTTTTATACGGAAAAATGAGACAAAGAAGACGTGTTTAATATCAAATATAGGAGGTTATAATTATGACTAAATTTGTATGTCAACCGGTAAATGACTACATTAAAAAACAGGTTGAGAATGGAGGAAGAGAAATAGATATGTTCTCTAACTTTGCTCATCTAACTAATAATACTAAAATATTAGTATTGGATAGTATTATAGACCACGCTAAGGATGTATTCGGGCCTTACAGTGGTGTGTATGGTGAAACTATTTTCGATTTTAATAACTTAGCAGAGGGAGAATTCGTTGCTGAAAACTGTAACTATGTAAAGACATCTGACGGTGCTTCTTTCTTTAGTAGAATTAACTTTGGTACTAGATACGGAGTTACTATTCTAAAAAGTATACAACAACAAACTAAATACTTAAGTGGATTTAGCGATAATACTTCTAGAGACGGAACTACTTCATTAGCAATGATGGGTGCTCTTACTGCTAAGAACTTTTTAATATACGATGACACTCATAAAGTAGAAATTCCAAAGAACATCAGAGCTCTTATTAAAGACGTTCTTGGATATACTGCCACATCTATGATGAAGAAAGAAGCTATTCAAGTGTATAATCCTGAAAAGAGAGAATATGTTAAGGATGAAAACTTAGATGGATTTGAATGGACTTTAAATGCTGTTAATACTACTGTAGGAAATACTCCTGGGTTTAGAGAAGCATTTGGTAGTGTAATGAAAGATGCTGTAGAAAAAGGATTTGATATTACTTCTACTTATGTACAAAAACCAGAAAGAAGAATAGGAAATTATAAAATAGATATAGAAGTAGAAGCTGGAATTAAAATGAAAATCTCTGCTTTAACTCAAACTAAGATAGAACCATTCAAAGATAATATCGGACATATATTTATATTAAGTGGATTTATTGCAGACCACAATGCTAAACTATTTAAAAATATGTTTACTGAGTGGATTAAGAATATATGTAAAGCTACTGATGAAAATGGAGGACTTATTTATAGTAAATATAATAAGAACTATAAAGGATTCCCATTAATATTAGTAAGTAGAGTTCCAAACTCTTTAGAAGACTTCTATAAAGAAATAACTCTAAATGGATTTACATTCTCTGTAAATGCTGGAGGAAAGAATGTACAAGAAACTATTCGTCCTATGATAATGCTTGCTCACGATATAGATGTAGGTAAATTATATTATCAAGACTGTACTGATGTGTATAGTGAAATAGTAGTAGATTTAAATGCTATCAATGCTAAAATGAATTCTTTAAGAAGTATTCCATTAGAAATGAATGAAAATGGAGTAATTCCTAGTACAGTATTAGAACCAGGGAAAACTAGAGAAGTGTTTACTATGCTTCCAGTAATAAACGGAGGTAAAGTATATTTAGACAGATGTGAATATGCTTATAACGAAGATGTTGCTGATAAAGAAGTAGGAGAAAAACATTCATTCGTTTATGATGAAAGTAAATTCAAATTACGTACAAGTTTTGATGGAAACACTTTCTTAATGAGTTCTGATGATGAAGAGCTTGTAGAAAGAATGAAACTTAAAAGAGAAAGCTTATTCAATATGAAGAAGAATATGTCTGATACTGCTGGATTTGATAATAATATAGATAACAGAATTAACTATATGAGCGGTATTTCTCTAAAACCAGTTATATATGTAAGAACTGA